GTCAATAGCTAGGAGCTCGTTATTTTTCAACGTTTCCGCATCCTTCAAAATCTGAAGCTCCTGTGCCGTTAACTTACTCATAGCATCTAGCCTAAGCTGTGCTAGTTTTTTCTCATAGTTCTGTATGCTTCCACCCTTAGTTATATACTCATTGTCAATGGCCGCTTTCTCCTCCTTCATTTTCTCCTCTAGGAAGTTCTGCTTGTAATCCTGAAACGCCTGCTCTCGGACCATCTTTTCCTTATCAGTACCCTCAGCAATAAATGCCGTTCTGTTCTTAATACCTTCAGCCTCTAGCTTCAGCCCTTCCGTGTACTGAGTTTGGATATCGGCCACCTGTTGCTTTCTTTGAGCCTTAGCATCTGATGCCGCCTTCTTGTTGTTATCGGCTATCTTTTTATTGTTATCCGCTACCTTCTTAGCATTATCCTCACTTGCTTTTTGTGCCGCCTTATTGCTTTCCTGTATCCTCTTTTGCTCATTGATATCTAATATCTTAAGCTCGTTTTGGCCATCCTTTATCTGCTCAGTTAATGACTGGTTATCTTTGATGTTCTTATCTAACTGCTCGTTAATTTTTTTCAACTGATCAACCTGTGCCTGGGTACCTGTGGCCACGTTACCAGTAACATCCATCGATGCTAGGAGGAGGGTTTTCTTAGCAGCAATCTGCTTAAAGATAACATTGTTTTCCTCAAGCATTCTTTTGCGGTAGGCAATGGATGCAATGATCCTTTGCTTCTCAAGCTCATAGGTATTCTTACCTTCAGCCTTTGCTAGCTCTATATCTCTTTTGAATTGTCCATCTCGCAAATTGAAAGCATTGGTTATGGCCGCTTTCTTGCGCTCTTCTGCTTCAATCTGCCTGTCGATGTTAGCTATCTGGCTCTCAGTTTGGACCTTTTGTTGCTCAGCCTGTTTTTCTTCAGCATGGCTGGTAATACCTATGGCATCTGTTAGATAATAGAAGCCATCGATTAGCCCACCAATGGCCGCCTTAATGCCGTCAAGTATTGGCTGAAGCATTCCCATTTTGTTCATCCATAAACCAATGGCTACCACAATAGCAGTAATGGCTGCAACAAGTAAAAAAATAGGGTTCGCTAGGATGGTAAGGCCTAGCTTTACAAAGGCTCCACCCATTGTACCTAATACCCCCATGAAACTTTTGAAGCTCTTGCCTAGTTCAGCAGGGTTTATCTTTCCGATCACCTGGCTAAATACCTTAGCCTTTTGATTTGCCTCTTCAAAGTCCAGGCTCATGAGGCTATCCTTAATACCTCCTAAGCTATTAGATACCTGCTCAAATTTACTGCCTGATGCGAATACATTGGCCGCATCATTGGCATCGCTTATCTTATCTTTTAGCTCCCCTGCTCTGGCAGAGAGTTCGGCCATTTGTTCTGGATCAGTAGCCTCGGCAATAGCTCCTTTTAATTCTCGAAGCTCTGCCCTCATGGCACCAATGCCCTGTATAACTATAGGTATCTCAACTTGATTCATTATGGATAGTATTTTATTTCAATTGTTGTATAGTTCAGTAGGTTATCAGATAGGCCTATCCCTATGGCACTGGTATCAATATATATGCTATTATCTACGGCTGAATAATAGGCATTATAAAGCCCATTGTAAAAGGTATGGTTAATCATTACCGTTATCCTATCCGATGGTATGGCTCCTAGATCAAACTGCTCTATTAATCCCTGATATTGGCCTACCCCGTTATACTGCCAGGTGATGTTGCCAAAGGATGCCTCAAGTAAGTAAGGCACAGGTGCAGCAGCTCCTATCTGAACAAGGTTAGCCGTATATAAGTATGGAGCATTCTGTACTATTGTACGGCCATTGAATGTACCTAATACCCGAAGGTTATCCACGGTGATCCCATCCTCATCTACAATAGCTCCCGTGGCTACGGTTACCGTCTTTGTACCTGGTGCCACTAGGTTACCCTTTCCGATAACGTTACCAGATACCTGCCCTCCTCCATTTACGTTGTTATCATTCAGCTTTGAGTTAATTACCGTTTGGTTACCTGCCTGCTGAATACTAGATATGTTTGGAAGGCCCACGCCTGGAGTAGTCCAAGGGGTAGCAAATGGCATAAAGTTAATTTCATTGTCAATGCTGATGAGTTCCACTTGGGTAAGCTCATTGCTGTTGGCATCATAGTCGATTACCTTGTTGATATTCCACCATGAGTTATCTATCCTTATCTTATCATTTAATTCTAGGCTCTGGATATCTGGCTCTTTGAGATCAAAGAAAGCCGTTAACATTTTGCCGTTATTGATTTGCCCCATGGTTCGCCTCCAGTACCTGTTGTAAAGGTTGTTATCTGTTAGGCTCAAAGGCTGGTAATAATAGAAACTACATACAGCAAAATTAATATCAAAGTTAGGCTGTAGAGGATCGTCGAAATGTCCACAGTATGGGTAGCTCGTTATGCCTGCCATCCCTGTACTCCCGTAATCATATATATTGAATGGCCCACAGGTACGCATACCACCATCATACAGTATGCGTATATTAGTATCAGGTGATGCTCCTGCAATCATTGGCACATAGGCATCGAATGGGGTACGGTTAATCGGAGTAGGGCTGAACAGGACGGCCTTAGTTGTTATCTCTTTTACATAGTCATTATCAAATACCACTTCAGCCTGTCCATAGATCTGATTAGTTGCATCCGTATAGACCTGGTTAGCACTATCCTTATCAGGGGCATAGGTAAGTATTACCTTTTTACTAGTGATCTCTGGAAGGAATGATAAACTTTGCTCCTGGTCTTTTGCTAGTTTGTACGTCCAATCCACCTCTTTACCACTATCATAGTAGGCATCCCTATGGATTAGATTAATAAGGTTAGGCTGGCTCTTGTCAACTTCAGCATAAAGGTTATACATATTGAATACTCCCTTAATGAAATCGCTTTGCTTTATTTTCTTAGGTATGTAATCATTTACCTCTAGCGTTCCTCCTATTGCTATGATGTTATTACTAGGAGTTATGCTGATATTACAATTGACAACGTCAATCTGTAGCTTAACAAAACTAGCAGGGGCTCCTGTTACTGAGCCTGCCCTCCATGTGGTACCTGCATTTGGTAAGCCACTAGGTATGTAAGGCATTGGCACACACTTTATATTCAAGTCCAACAATGTACCTGAGTTCATCAATGGGGCCGATGTTACAATGGTAGCGATAACCGTTTGGCTCGCTATGGTAGTTTGACCAGGTGCTAATGTTAACGGAGTTTCAATGGCATTGGCTACAGCAGGGCTTAATGGGTTTGGATTAGTATATATATATGCTGAATTGTTATTTACACCATTGGCTAATATCTGGAGTTTAGGCTCATAGTGTGCAGGGTTAGCTATCTGGCCCCCTGCTCCATTAGGCATACCTGCATAGACCGTGCCTGCCGTGGTGTTGTCTAGGATAACGTTATACTGGATCTGTACTGTGTACTCATAATACTGCCCGTTATTCATTGATATAATAAAAGGCGTACTGTACTCCCCTGTTAATGGATTGTATATACTCTGAGGATCCTCTGTTTCAGTCCATCCTGTTATGGTTAACGGGGTATTCATCTCAGCCGTACCTGGGAAAAACGTACCGTTGAAGGTAAGCCCTGATACATTGGCCTTTACCACATAATCATTATAATCAAAGTTATCTACCCCACCATTGTAAGGGATAACCAATTTATCAAAGCGATCATCATACAAGCTAGCCCAATTGTACTGAAAGCCTGCATCTGAGAATATACGATCAAAGTAAGCCTTGGCAAAGAAAGCTGGTTTAAATTCCTGAGTGCTGTAGAAGGCATCGCCACTACCTGCCATGATGTACTTAAACCCATCATTAACATTGTTGGTAAATCTATTGACTACATTGAACGCATCGTATGTATGGTTCAGATCACTGAAATCAATATCTGTTAGCTCCTTGTTACCAATGGCTGTAAAGAAATCCCCTTTACTATCCTTGACCAATACCTCATACTCAACGTGCTCCTCATAGCCATCAGTTAGCTGTACCTTTTTAACCGAGGTAAGTTGCAGGCTAGCATCCTCCATGATCGGGATGCCGTCCTGGATAACGGAGCAGGTTGTAAGGGCATTGATATTGAAGGTGCCTGCCTCGATGTTAACATCATAGTAATGGTTCAGCAGGTCATTGTTATTCTTACTCCCTACCAGGGTAATGGTTTTTGAGAAGTTACCTTTACGCTGTGAGATATCTCTGATATCCCCTACCTGAAAATTCAACGGGAAAGCTGTGCCCTCCTTTACCTCCAGGTATCCTGTTGCTAGTTGTATCTTAACCATTGACTAGGTCATTATTGGCGTACTTAATCGTAATGCTTTGCCTAATTAAATTCTTGTTTCTCTTCTTGAATAGCTCATACGATGAGGTGAGGATATTACAGCTAATGTACTCCGTGCTCTGAGGTTGCTCGCAGTCCTCATCATCATAGATAGCCTTTTTGATATAGGTCTCTGGAGAGCTGATAAGCTCAGAGAAATACTGAGCCATCTCTTCAGTCATCCAGTTGGTATTTAAATCGATGGTTGTATCAGTACTGATGTAGCTGTTAACATATCCTTTATCCTGGGTATTGTAGCTCCAGTGATTGAATGGACTACCTCCCTGTACATAGCCTTGCACATCTCGATTAAATTGCTCCCGTGTTACGTTACCCTTCTCATAATATCTGCCCGTGAAGGCAAAGCTACCCCATGAGCCCATACGATCTAGGAATAGGATATGGTATTCAATATCTCGTACCCTTCTATCTAGATATACCCTGTACTTTTGCGAGGTCTGACTACCTAGATGCTCATAGTAGAAATCATACCACTCAGTGCCTGGCTTAATCAATGGGGCAGAGCCTGCCACTACGTTGGTAGCTCCGTGGTTATTAGGTCCAACAGATATGCCTACAACGTGATCAGTAGCCGCCACATCCTTATCTAGTATATCCCCTAGGTTATTCTCAAATACCATTCGATGGCTACCAGCAGGTGAGTTGTTCACGGCATCCATCCACAGGTCCTGTGCTAGGGTAGCATAGTACCCATCCGTTGGTAATGTTGTTAGTAGCTTATCGGTTATATTATTGAGTAGGTAATCCTGGTAATCATAGGCAGGCCATTCTACCCATCGGATGGCACCATTGAAAACATAGTTATTCTTATCCTGCCTCAAGGCTCGGTTAATGGTTTTGCGTCCATCGGCATAGGTAATGGCTCCGTTTATTGTTGGATCAGTTACCAATGACCATGAGCTACTTACTACCAGGTAACCAGGGCCAACAGATAAGACAGTGAAGAGGCCTTCTAGGTTTGGGTTAGCTACGCCACCATCGGCCTGGGTAATTACTATCTGATCACCTGCCACGAATGTATTGACTACATTTATCTGTACGTTCCCTCCATTGTTGGTAAGATTAGCAGTATAACTTGTTGTGGTAAGGTACTCCTCCCCTACTGCCACATCATACTTATAATGGCTATTCGTTGCATCGTATACTGTGGTGTTGGTTAGCTCAAGGTCATAGCTCACCTTTGCCTGGAGTAACTTACTCAGGTCAATCTCACCATACCCTGTGCTGAAGGTAGGCAATACCCTGTACTCTGCTATCTTATTAGCTGTGCCACTTTCATAGATATCAAAGATATACTTAAACCCTTGGATATTTACATTGGTAGAGTTGTATATAAACTTTACAGGATTATATGCTGGCATCAATGGGTATGCCTTAGCTATTAATGAGATTGCCATGCCTATATTATCCTATGCCAGGAAAATGTTTTTAAAACGCATAGTAACTGTCATCCGTATAGTACTCCTGCCGTATGTGGGTAGTTGCATACCTCACAGCATCCATTGCATCATCGAATAGCTTGACAGGTTCATCGGTTATGAAATCACCGATTTTCTTCCATTTGTAGTTTTCATATTCCCTCTTCAGGTCTTTATGATCCTGGCAAAATACTCCAAAGGTCTTAACGTTATCAATGCCTTTCTTGACTACCTTGTTGGCGTTCTGAACATCAAAGCCTGCAATGTTCATCTCTTGTATGATTT